GCTTGTTCAATTTGTGCTTTAAGTTGTAGCTCTTGCTCTTGCAGCGCCACTTTGCGCTCTTCGAGTTCCATTTGCTTCATCTGCATTTGCATCTGCATTTCAGCTGCTGGATCTGGCTGTGGTGGCTCGACTTTGTCTGGCGAAGTAAGGTATGTGTCGACATCCTTAATTCCGGCATTGAGCATTGCTTGCCGAACCATGGCATATTTGTTTTGTGCCGTGTAAAACGGCTGTATGCCTGGATCTTGTGAAAGCATTGCATGAAGCTGTTGAAACTTTTGTGCTTCGCGCTCAGTTTCGCCGTAGCCTAGCTTGAACGATACTTCTACGTCTTTTCGTTCTGCCCAATCCTTAGGATCTATTTGGACATAATTGCCTGCAACATCGACTACCTTTTGGTAGCTTTCGTTTTCAATTGCTAGACGGTACACTTCCAAGAAGAGTGGCTTTAAAAACCCATTGGCAAAATTGCGAGCAATGATTTTGGAGCGTTGCTGTGACAAGCTCACAAGATTTTCAACCATTGCAGCAGAGTTTTGCTTGCTAACAGCGTCTTTATTTAAACCCTGCGACAGCTTAGAAATACCCGATGTATTTTCGGAATCTTCTTCGAGCTGCATTATTGTTTGGAAAATAAAGGGGTTTAGCTGGTTTTGAAGAAGTGGCTGCACACCATCTGGGCGAGTCACATTAACAATACCACCAAGACGATTATCTAAAAGCTCGCGCGGATTTGACAATGCACCTTTTTGCACAAGGTACCTTGGGTTTGTAGTTACAGATGCGTGGTCTAAAATTGAACGCATTAGAGCTGTGCGAGCATTCTGAGTAGGCATTAACTTGTAAGCAAAGTTTTCGCCGTGAAATGAATGCGGAACAGGTATAGGCGTAAATACAATAAATGGTCTGCGATCTACTTCTTCTAAATCAAGAAGAGTAGTTCCAGCTGACACAACTTTATATAAACGAGCTTCACCGTCACCTTCCATGTCTGCTTCGACATAAGACTCATAAACGACCACTTGCTTCATTTGCTCTTGGCGGTTGTGTTCGTCTGGCGACAGTTTTTGTGGACCTACCTGCTCATGACGATAATAACGCTCAGAGTAGTTTTCACCCAGCGGGTCTTCGTCGCTTGCAATAGTTTCAATAATGTCAGGATCAAAGCCCATAGCAATCAAGTCGGCTTTACGCATTGTGCGTCTGTGCGCAACAAAACCGTCTGTGACGCTTTTAGACATTGGGTTAATAATAAATTCTTCTGGTGGCACAATTTCAATGCACACTTTAGATTTGTTTGTGCTTTTACGAATTACACCAGACAGCAAGCCATCTTCGTCGTTAAGCGACTGCAAACCGTCAACATTCGGGTCAGCCATAAGGCCATCAAGTTCATCTGAAGTTAAGTCTTCAAATTCTTCTTCGACTAGTTCAATGTTGTTGTCCCAGTAGACTTTCGCAATACCATTGCGTGCCATAAGCCCATCGTGAATAATATCTCTGTAGATAGAGAAACCATCGTTTTGCCGATGAATGATGTAGTTCGTGTATGTTGTGCAGACACGAGCCATTTCGACATCTTCTGGACCTTGAGCAGAAAACTGAACGACGTCGGTTCCGGCAGAAAAGGTTTCTAATAGAAGCGCTTTTAAACCCTCAACGCCATCGTACACATCTTGTGAAACGTAGCTGCTGTTGCCGTTTGATTGGCGCTCAGGCAGTTCTGCGTGATAGTAACGCAGCATCTGTTGCCGTTCATGGCTAAGATCGCCGTCGGAATATCCGATGGAGCCTTTGATCTCGTCTCTAACGAGACTGAGCAGCTCATCTTCACTCAGTGCTGTAAATGTCTCAGCCATTAGATTGCCTCGCTGTAATAATCATCATAAATTTGGACAGGCTCCCAGCCTTGCTGGTGCCCATAGTTTGCAAACGCAAGCGACATCACGCAGTCGTCATGGCAGCCTGCTTCAGCTTCCATGCCTCCAGTTTCTGTCTCGATATAAGTAAGCATTTCGCGCAAAGTCACTTTGTCGTGGATTTCAAGTTCATCCATGCGAAGCGAAGCTCTAAGCTCGTTGATCACTAGTGGTTTGCTTTTTGAAGTTGTGGAAAAACCTAATTTAATGGTTTCTTTGTCGCTTATTTTGTCGACAACAATTTCAGTGTGAAAGTTAGAATAACCGTAATCTTTGTACAAACGTGTGCACGTTAAAAGACCGTGGGAGTTGCTTTCACAAATAATATATGCGTCGTTAAAAAACTCACCTAAACGCAAAAGAACATCTGCAAAATAGTCAGGATGCACATGACCTCTAAATGTTGCGACATGTCGCTTTTTGCTGTCTAGCACTTGGGCAACGGAATAGTCGCCGCCGCGTATACCCATGGCAACGTCAGCGCCTATTGTGTACATCTCACCTGGATTGACATCTTTATAAAGAGTTAATTCACCTCTAGGATGTTTTACCCATGTTTCGTCTTCTAAAGCCATGCGAGCTACTGGCTCATTGGCTTTTTCCAGAAACTCTAATATTTGGTCTGGATTAAATATAGGTCGCCCTGACGTTAAAAAGGCTTCGTCAGCATCAGACGGATATTCTTGCCTAAACAAATCAATACCGTTTTGTGCTACTTTTTTGCGTCTAAATGCTAGCTGCTCATTTGTTAACTGGTATTTTTTAATAAGCTCTTCTTCTTCAGGCGTATAATCAGATCCATAGACCCACGGCTCTTGGTATTCTTCTTGAATATACCAAGGCAAAAATACTGGTATAAAACCGTTGGTGCCTTCACAAGCGCCTTTCCATAAATCATAGAATTTGCCTGAAACGCCATTGGCGGTTGATTCGATAAAGACTGCTGTGTTTGGCTTGTTAGGCACAGCCTGCATAATAGCGTTGAAATTTTCTTCGGCAGTTGAATGCGACCAGAAAGCAAGTTCTGATAGATGCGCAACAGTGACTGTTTCACCTCGCGCAACTGACTCACCACCAGCCGTCGCAACAACGTAAGAGCTATCTAAGATGTCAAAGTTTAGCTCTCGTCTTGAAGAGTATTTTGTGTGTGGCTTAATAGGATCTGGGCAGTTTTCGTGATAGCGCCTTGTCATATCGAACAAAGCTCTGGTGCTGTCGGCGTGGTGGGTCACAACTAAGCCACGTTGTGCTTTGCGTTGTGACAACCACCAATATAGCCAACCACCGACCATTGTAGACAAGCCCATTTGGCGGGCTTTTAGAATAATGACGCGAACTTTGCCTTCATTTTTAAACTGCTCTTCAACTTTTTCTAAAAGACTTTGTTGTGCTTCATTAAGTTCAAGGGCAGTTACGTCGCCGTCTTTTGTTCTAATTTTGAGAACGTTTTTGGAATAAAATCCAAAGTCATCCCTCAATTGCTTCCTGATCTTCTGTGCTTTCGCTGTTGTCATCTAGACTTGCCAGCCACTCTTCAGCGACCGCCTTTACTTCATGCTTGTTCACGGGCTTCTGCTTGGTGAACTCCAAAAGAGCTTTTGCTGCACCAGCTTTAGTGGTGGCAGCATCAGGTCCTTCAGCGATCTCAAGCAAAACTGTGACAGCGCGCTTGGCAATATCGTCGTCAGACGGTAGTAAACCTTGTTCAATCATTTGCTGTACTTTCTGTTCTGCTTTAACTCGTAATTGTTCACGAACTTCAGCAAGTTTATCGAGTTGGCGACCCCAGCCATCTGGTACTCCGACTGGTCTATGATTTTTTGCGCCTACTGTTCGAAGGTGCTCCAGATGTCTTTCCCACCTTTCGCCGCCCTCCAGCTTCATCCGTTTTATCGGATGCATGTGCATGTTCTTTTCCGTCCATGCTGGTTTTATCTGGGGTGCTGCCACTAGGCGTTTTGACTTTGGATTTATCGTCGCTTTCGGTTTGTCCATTTTGAACAGCTCCTTGCAGTATGACTGCCATGTAGTTGCGCACCATCATGTATGTTTGCGATGCGCTTTTAACTAAAGATGCTGGAGGCATAGCGTTAATAAACTCTTGCCCCATGTTAATTCGCGCTTGTTTGGTAAAGCGCTCGTCTTTCATCATTTGGTCGAAAACTTCGATAAGCTGATATAGCTCGTAAGATTTCAATTTGCTCTCCTTAGGTATTTTATGACAATGCGTAGAAGTTCGGTTCTGCTTCTTGTCCGAATGTCATTGATTTTTGTTGCTCGATTTGCTGAAGCACATCTGCCATTGGGCGCTCTGCGGTTTGTGAGCCTTCTGGTGTCGTTATGTTGTAACGAACAGACATTGAATTTGGATCTAAGCCGTTTGCCTCAAGTATCTTTTGATAAATTGGCTGAGCTGCAATCTCTCTCAAAATCTGCCAGTAAAGCTGTCGCATGAGTTCGCCGTTTTTAGCGTGCACAGCAAAAGCGTCATGTGTGTGCATAAAGCCTGTTGCTCCATTAGCACGAAGACGTTTTGCAAGTTCGCGTTGAACGTAAGCGTCTAAAGCGTGGTTCAAAAAGGCAGCAAAGCCTGTGATAGCTTTCTTGTCTTCAAAAACTGGAACGGCAATGTTCTTGTCTTTGTCGATGCTCCATTTTACGCGCTTCTTTGCGCTGTCTGGCAATTTGCCTGTATAGACAGCAACGTCTCCGTCTGGAAGAGGAACACGCACCGCAAACATATCTTGCCCTTGCATGTTGTACATTGTGCTAGCAATTGACTTTGCGACACCTTCTGCCATTGCAGCGCCTGGGAACCGTGTGTCGAACTGCAACTCAAGATCGTTTTGAATTTGCTTCAAACTGTCTTTGATTTGCTGCGGCCATTGGCCACTCTCGTCACGCTCGGCATATGCAGGCACTGACTTTGCTATCTCATCTGCACCAGATTTGAGTGCTGTGAGCTTAACTTGGCCATAACTGCGCCGATTACTAATGAATTTCTTAGTAATCTTGCGTGTTTTAGTTTGTGGCAAGTCAAGTGCACGCTGAAGATACTCGGCACCAGGGCGGTACAAATCGCCACCTGGTCCATCTGGGTCCATTGGTCCAATGTTAGTTTCTTGGGCCAAATTGGCGTCGCCAGTAAGCACAGCGTGTAGCTGGTATGAAGATGATGTTCCATCGAACCAAACAGGATAGCTTGATCTGAAGTCTGCCAAAGCCTCTTGAGACTGTGGCATCATAAAGAGCTCGCTTGATGGGATCTTTTTAGCACCTGGTATAATATTTTCCAGATAAGACCTCATGCGCCCTAGTTCGATGGCTGCACGCTGTATTTCAAAGCCGTGATCTGCAACGTCAAACAATGCGTGGTTCTTTTGGTAAAGAGTAGTTCCGCTTTGCTTGTCAAGAAACAGCTTTGGCGTGCCTCCGCGTGTGTGGCTAAACACATAGCTTCCATCCTGACCATAGGCATTGACCAAATAGTCGATAAGAGGCATGTCTAGATCTGACTGCGGAATAGCATCGCTAGCTGGACGACCAGCAAGCTGCATATACTGCCCGACTGTGCCAAACAAAAAGCCGACACGTTCATTGTACGGAAGTTCATTTGAAATGCCGAAATGATCGCGCATGCTATGAAGCATTTGCTCAAAGCCAGTTTCGCCTAGTGGTTCCCAATTAGGAAACTCCCAAATAGCTTTACCTGCTTTGCCTTGATATGACGCAGAGCCGTTTAAAGTGTCTACACGAAGTCGATCTTGTGCACGGCGCTTCATGAACAGCGGAGTCATGCCACCATTTTCGCCTTGGTTGTCTTTATACTGTTTTAAGGCTTCTGCTGCAGCCAGCGTATACGC